TTGGTCATAAGATTTAATGGTTCAGTACCATCCCAGGAAAAAAGGATACTTTCTCCAAGTAAATCAAATTCTGATTGATTAATATCAGCTAAGCTGGTCGGAATATCGGTAAAATTTGAATATCCTGTACTGGGTCCTGTAACGGTGATCGTTCCGCTATTCATTTCCATATTGCCGGCTTTGTCAATCTTCCAACCGCTGACACCAGCCTCATAATTGCTGCTTTGGATGGTCATCACAAAAGCCTGCGCAGCGTCTATATGGTTTGCCTTGATACTATTCGCCTGGATGTGCCTTGCCAGGATAGTCCCGTCCACAACCAGGTTGCCGTCGACAGCTACAGTAGCCACGCCATCGACTTCGCCGGTCATGAGAATACCGGTTCTGTCCCAATAGGCTGTATTGGGCGGCTCATTGCCGAGATTGCCATCAACCTTGCTGGTATACACCCTGCCGTCCGATTTCTGGCAACGATCTTTCAGGTTGTACGTTGTGGTCGCACTATATACCGCAGGCGCCCCGCCTTTTAAGATCGATATCACTCCGTTAATGGTGTCATCTATTGTGTCATCCCCGGGGACCACATACCCACCCTGTGTATCAGGCGGGCACCACACTGAATGATTCCCGGCAAAACTCACAGACCTGACCCAATAAGTATAATCGGCTGTGACATCATCAACCGGGATTTTTACAGAGACGGTAATTCCTTGATCATCAGGCAAAACCGTCAAGATATAAATCCGCTGTGCATCATCCCGAATCTGGCTGTTCTTAGCCGCCCAAATTTCTATATGACTGACGATGTCATCATTCGGGAGAGTAAAAGATATTGTGTGGACAAAAACCCCGGCAATGACAATTAAATTGGTTGGAGGAAGCGGAGTCTCACCCGAGGGTGCGGGGTCGCCACTGGTGACGGTTGGGGTAAATTTAGTGACCATACCCAACATCTCACCAACCCGGACAGCCCGGTCAACCTCCCGGTTCCGGCCCTGGCCCTGGAGCAATTCAAGAGCCTGGCTGAGGGAGGTCAGATATTCAACCAGTTCCGGAGGGGTGGACGGCGGGATAGCCGGTATGTTAATTACCCTTTCAGACATTCAGCACCTCTCTGGCAGAGCTGCCAAGAAGGAACCTGGTCACTGTGGCTTTGCCGCTGAATTTAGCGGAAATACTCCTGGCGTAGAACCGGCCTATGTTGACGATCCCTGGTCCGGTCACTGTGATTGCAGGCCTGTCTACCCCATCAACACACAGAGTAACAGAAACTGTTCCGCCCCCTGAAAAATCTCCTGTAATCTTTGCCCTGCTGAAAAAGGTTTTCGATCCGAAGGAAAAGGTTTTTGATTCCCAGTAATAAGCCTTTGTCAAGCCACCTCGCCACTTGCGCAGCTCCCGCACATCGACATTATCAACAACAATGTAAATCCGCTTATCCTCTTCTTTTTGGAAGGCAGCCCGGACAACCCCGTAAGCCTGCCCTTTTTCATACAAACCTTTTTTAAAGTCGATTATGTGGACATTCTGTGTGCCGGATTCAAAAGCAACATATTTTCCCCGGTAAAGAAAAGATATGAAATTATCAGGGTTGAGGGCTGTCCATTGATCCTGGGTGAAAATATTTTCCGTGAGAAGATGTTCCGTTCCGGTGGCATCTATCATTGCCAAGCCTTCCAGAGACGGAAAGATAACCCCGACAGGAGTGCTGACAATAGACCGGGTCTTCCCAATGCAGGGCCGGACATAGTTCAGGCGGCGTAATGACAATGTGGCCGGGTCCTGCCCGTATAACATATAGGGGTTAGCCTCTGTCAGAACAATAACAACAGACCCGGTATAGCCCAGGCCTTTTATCTGAGAGTCTGTGGACAGGCTGTATTTTCCAGGGAAAGCATAACCCACAAAGAGAACGGATGGATATATCTTATTGCCGTCATACCCGACAAAATAACCATAGTCCACCAGGGTTATACCTTTTAATGTGTCGATCGGTTTTTCCCAGGAAACAGGGTACCCGGAGGACATATCCATCGTTTCCAAAATTGCATTTGCAGACGCTGTTTCATCTGACACATCATCCAGCCAATCAAGGACGTCTGTCTGCTCATGGACAAAATGATACAAGGCGCCAGATTCTGTGGCCACCATGCGATATATTCGGATACCGGTATAGCTGCATCCTGCAACAGCCGGATCAGGGTATGCCATGGTGGTTAGCGTGACGGTCTCTCCATCCATTACGGTTATCACTGCCGTAGGCGGAGAAGGTGCTGATTCAATAACAGACCCATCTGGCCGAGTATAATAATATGTATAAACCCAGGAGTACCGGCCTTTTTCATCCGTCCCAGCTACTCCTCCAAGGAGGATGCCAGGGGCATCTGCAGGCGCTGGTAAGCCGTTTCTTCTGGTCGCAGCCGGCCATGGTCCCAGCCCGGTATCCCCAAGGGCGGTATCGGTCTCTTTCGGATACCCGTCGCCCGTGATCAAGACTCGTTTGGATGTGATGCTGTCAAAGTTTTTGGCAACATCAACCAACCCCGGCCACTGGTACCACACATTCCCGTTGAAATAAATACTCTGGGTGTCGACTGAGATAGCGATGCTGGTCTGAAGAGAGTCTAATTTTGTGGCGCGCAGGCCACCCCTGGTTAAGTCGCAATCAAGAAGGTCGGCCGCGTACTCAGGAGGCAGATTTTCTGGCTCGACAATCGGGTATGCTGGCTTAAATACGGACAGGTCAATGAGAGCCACAATTGCCTCCTACAAGAAAAAGAAGATTAAACAAAAAGTCTGGGCTGCACTCTCATTGCCGCCATCGGGCTTGGCCGAGAGATTTGAGCACGCAGTATTCCAATGTTGCTGTTATATTGATTAATATCAGCGGCCGCCTGGCGTGGATCGGACCACGCCTGCCTTGACATTGAATGGAGCAAAGCTTTGGCCATCTCCGCCAGGGCCTGCCGCCAATCGGTCCAGGTCATAGCCGTGAATGCCTCCGGGAGAGACTCTGCATCTCTCTTTGGCCGCTGCGCTGCCGTTGTAAACAATGTTGATTCCTGTGCCCAGGCTGGGACACTGACATCAAGCCCGGAAACGGTGTAATCCATATAGGGAAGATCGTCACGTTTGCAGACAGGGACTCCAACAAGCTCGGCACCTGTGTCCAGCGTCAGGGTAATAGTAGATGTTTCGGCCTCGGTTTCTGCAGGGACAGTGTTTTCCTGATCTATCCGCCAGCAATTAGTATTTTCGCAAAGAGATATTGCGGCTTCCAGGATCTTGCTTTCTACAACAACTTCCGGGCAACCCGGCACATAAGGTATAACATATGGCAATAAGGATTCCATTAAAGCGCACCTTTTAATTGCAGGGCAGTAATCTGATTTGACATCTTGGTACCCATGAGATTAAAAAAATTGGTCTGGTGGGCCATGGCCAGATTAATACTGGCCCCTTCAACCTCCATGGACTGCAACCGGAACAGAGCCCATTCTTTTATGGCTGGCCCGTATGTGTCATCAATGCAAATAACATCCAGGGCATCGGTGATGGCGGTTGGGGCCTTCCCCCACACGCCCTCTACATTGAGGGCTGCTGTCGGGATCGGGAAAACCTGAAAAAGCGCAGGTACCTCCGGTGTGTAAATATAATTCCTGATCCTGGTTTCCGTTGTCTTAACAATCCACCCTGGCAGGGTTTGATCAAGAACAGATTTTTCAACCTGGGTGATGGTCGGCCCGTTTGTAGTCCCATCGGTACCTCTGTTCCGAATAATGCTTGAGAGGATAATACCACCACTGGGCAGAGTCTGGATGGCCTTGCCTACCTCAAGCGCAATGTTGCCGTGCTCTGGGTATGCATCTGGCCGTATCATAACGATTGCCCGCAACGCCTCTGTTACTGCCGGGAAAATATCATCAGCCTCTGTCCAGTTATCATGCCCGGAATCGCTCAGGGTTTGCCCTATATCCTTTGATAGCTGTGCCCCAGTGATGGTACCCATTTATTTTGCCGTCCTGGCTGCTGCTTCAGCCATCTGAAGATCTTTGACCAGCATTGGCTTAGTCTTTGCCATATCTACCTGGACTTTAAACTTTTTGAGCCCAAAGTTGCAAAGCTCAGGTTTTGTCACCTTTGAGAGATCAGTTTTAAACCACCTCTTCACGGCCGCCTCGGTTGTCTCTATAGGGTTTACCTGCGGGATCTCGTGCATTTCCATGACGTCGGTTGTCGGGTTGGACTCTTCTGCAGGCGGCGCCGCCTCATCTGTTGCGCCCATAGCGCTCTGCGGTTCAGGGGGCGGCGGGATATCGCTGACCGGCTCCTGTTTGGCTTCAAGCGTGTCAAGGTCGACCCGTCCGACCATGTCTACCAGGCGCTTTAATTGTGCTTCTGTGGGAGCGTTGCCCATCTTGGCTCTCAATTGCTTGGCCAGGTTGGCCGCGGTCTGGTCCAGGACACCACCGGCACCAGCCAGCAGTGTTGGGGGAATCGGGGTTCCCGGTGCAGGGCACTCCACAAAACCCTCGTCCATCAAAAATTCTGTCATGACGAATCGTACGGTCGGGTCTTTGGGGTTAAAACAATACTTTTGTTCCATGATATATACCTCTCGTATAGGTTTTAAGGGGAGGCTCTGCGGGGCCCTCCCCTTAGGGCGTGGGCTGCGAAGGAAAACAGCCCGGGCGAAAAATTACGCAGCCTTCTTGCAGTACAGGTCTCCGACAGATTCAGCTTTAATGACTTTGAATCCATAAACCTGCAGACCCCTCATAAGATCACCGAAATCACTCGGATTTTTGATCTTTTCTGTGTTGGTCAGCTGAGAGGCAAACGTAAGGCCTGATTTATGTCCAAAAATGGCATGATAGCATTTGACAGCCCCTTCGGTCACAGGCAGGATATTATTGCTTGTGTAAAGGGTGAAATGGTCAATACTGCCGATCCTGCCGGACCTTTCAGTTGAAATACCGTCTCCGGAAAGAGACGCATCTTTGAGCTCAGACACTTTGATTTTTGTGCCCATCCAGGCAGGGATAACAAAATACCGATCTGTTTCGGGAATATTCTGTTCTGCCAGGCACTGTCCGCACTCAACTATTTTCTCGACGATGGTGGTTTTTCCAAGAGCTACAGCCTTAGAGCCGTCAACATCAGTTGTGCCAAGGTCGATGGCGCCGTCAATCTTTCCAGCTGTGGAGCCACGGTTGTATGCTGATGCCTGGGTGTACATGACACCAAGGATAGCTTTGTCAATGGCGCCTTTCATCTGCTGAGAAGCATCGGTTGCCCATTTATCGACATAATTAATGTCGGCCTGCTTTGCCTCAACATCATTGATGGAAAAGGCAAAATATTCACCGCGGTCGATAAGCAGCTCTACATTCTCTGACTGAGGATTGTCGTACTGCAGAGACATGCCGATCTTGTATTTGCGGATCTCCATGTCCGGAACGGTTCGAATAATGACTTTATCGCCAAACTTGGCGATCTCGCCTTCGTAGTCCGTATTGGCAATATGGGCAAATACAGTGGCTTCGTAAAATTTTACTAAAAGTTTTCCGGACCATATCTCTGGGATATAGGTTCCGGATAGACCGGCGGCTGAATACGCACCGGTATTAGGGGAAACTGGAAACATGGGTTCTCCTTACCCTTGGTACCGATCTGTGCCCTGGGCTGCAAAGATGTCAGCTTCTATCTTTTTTGCCTCTTCCGGGTTGTCTTTAAACCCCCCGCCAGCCAGCTTTTTGAAAAAAGCAGTCACTTTTTCCTTTGTCCAGATCTCTCCTTGTTGAGGAGTCTGGGTCGGGTCTTCCCCGGACTGGGGAATGGTTGGCTGTTGGTTTGGGGTAATCCCCGGCTCAGGTGTCGATAGGGCCGCTGCCTGATAGGCCTGGCCAGCTTCGGAAACAAGGAAATTATTTATGACCCGCAGGCACGCTGCCTTGTCCCTGACCGCAATTGCCTCGTTCCATGCAGCTCCGTTCTGAGCTCCGGTGGTAGCGTCAAATTGAGCAAGCCAGCCGATGAACTCCTTGGAGCTGTCCATGGCATTATAGTCAATGCCATGGACAGCGAAAACGTCTGCTATAATAGAGGTTTTGAGCATATTAAGTGTAACGCCTTCTTGAGGAGCAGGTGTTGTGATATCGGGCTGGGTTGGCTTGGCGGCTTGCTGGTAGGTCATGACATTATTCAATGCTTTGGCCATCTCTCCGAATTCTGCGCCATACTTAGCCATCTGCTCGACATCGAGCAATTTTGGGTCAGAGTCTACATCCGTGTCAGTGGGTGGTTCTTTTGTAGCCTGTGCTTTTGCATCCTGAAGGTCCTGTTCGAGTGTAAGTTTTTCACGGTTCAATTCAGAGACTTGTTTGTAAAGCAGGTCGTTTTGAGCCCGCAAGTCTTTGAGTTGCGAGGCCTGTGCCTCGACTCTACCGAGAAGAGATTTATACTGCTGTTCAAGATTAGGTTGCTGCGCTGGCTGGTTATTGTCTGGTGGTGAATCTTGCCTTGCTGGGGGTGTCTCAGGCACTGTCCCGGGTTCCGGGGTTGCTGGTGGCACTGTCCCATCTTTTGGGGTCGATTCTTTTGCCAAGGCGGTTTGCAGATCGTCTGCATTCTGGCTCATGGCTTTAACTTGATCGGGTACTGCCATTTTTTGGCTTCTCCTGTTTGGGGTAAGGGTCTTGGTTCCTGGCCGGGGTGCCGCCTCCACATGTCCTTTTGCGCTCAAGGGTGCTGGGGTGTCTGGCCTGTCCCGGTGTACAGGGCCGTAAGCTGTCCTATTAATGTTGATATAGAGAAAATTAAAGGCAGGCAATGTTTCTGACCGACATAGCGGTATATGTTAGATTGGGCTTTCGGCAGGAATACAAAAAGCCCGGCAGAGCCTCAACCCGCCGGGATTATTTCATATTGCCAATGATGTCCACTGCCCGGTCAAACTTATCAATGATGGCCTGCAGTGTTTCCGCAGCAGCCCCTAACCTTGTGGCCATATATGGCTCTGCTGTCCGGTTGGCCACATCCAGCTTGTGTAGCTCCTCATCCAGGTAGGGTTTTATAACAGACTTCCATTCGTGGCTGAAAGAAAGGGTTGCAAACGCCGCCAACACAGCCTGGTCTTCTGGTAAATTAGTGTTTAGGTTCCTAATCATAGCGAATATGTGGTCCTTACACAAATATCTGGCTGAAGTTGAATAATTTTCCCGCCCTGCTTCCAGACAAACGGCTCAGAGACAAAACCGACAATCTCATGATCGATCATGTCTCCGGCCCCGGCTGCCCTCAACTTCAAAACATATATGCCGGTCTGATAAACTTCTTCTTCCGGGGGATACCTCCGAGTTTCGATTCGCAGCTTGTAGCGCTCTTTCAGGAGCCTGTCTACCATGCCAGGGTTTTGAGCCAGTTTCTGCGTCATTTTGAACCCATAGTGCCGCAGAATTGCATCCAGGCATGCGCCTGAAAACCTCATGGCCGCATCTAATACCTTTTGCGGAGACGGGCCATTAAACCTCTTGATAAACGTCTTGTTCTGCATCAAATAGTCGAAGTTATCCCGGTCCTGATCCCCCATTTCCCCTACAGTCTGATTAGAAATATATTGCGGGACGTTCTCTTCGGCGGCCTTTACCTCCGCCTCTTTTTCTTCAGTCTTCCCCATCGCTTTGTCCTTTCTGTGTGTTTTCTTCATCTTTGCCGGGCTTGCCTTCTTCTTTCCCTGCCGTGGCGGTTAGTTGCGCAAGTTTTGCTTTTCTGGCTATGGTTTCTTTGGACGGAACAATATTGCCGCTCGGCAGATCAAGGCCTTCTGCGACCGCTCTCAATATCTCAGCAAAGCCCTCAATGCCAATGACTTGCAGGACGGTGGGATTCATTGCAATGTTCAAAAATTCATTCCGTCTCAGAGCGGCGGCTTCTTTCATAACCAGGCTGATGCTGCCTTGGGCAAGAATAGTCAGGTCGGATTGAAACCATTCAGGGTCATTGGAATACAGCAGCTGCATTTCATACAGGTAGATAATTGCAGGGGCGATGATATCATCGTCGATGTTAGAGACAACAGACTTGATCCCCCTGGCGACAGAGTTCATCATCATAGTGAACCCCCTGGCTGTATCCAGCGGCCCGCCTTTCTGATTTCCGCCATAGGAATACTTGGGCGCACCCGTCTTTTCATCGGCCTGTTCGGAAAAAAACGTATAGAGCTTGATCAGCTCGGCCAGGGTGGATGGCGGCACAAAAAACCTAATCGGGTCCTTCTGACTCATCCCACCCGGCGCGTTGCCGTCAAACGCCCAGACCTTCCAGGGATACATCCCGGTCACATGATCGCCTTCTCTGATCTGAGAGTAATCAACTCCCACCTGCGGTCCAGACGAAATAGCCGCGTTGTTGAGCATATTCCTGGCGGATGCGTTACAGGCATCAATACTGTCTTTGATCAATGATAGTGTGGATTTCCCCCAGAAACTGCCGTTATTCCGGCGGAAACTGGTCTTGAAATAAGGCACCTTCCCCAGCGGGTTGCCGTTAAGCTCGGCCTTGATCACATATTTGTCTATCAGCCAGACCTCGCATTTGTATGAGACCATGGGGTCCTCTATTTTTTCCGGGTCCATGCCATATTGAAGCAGCTGCAGGCCCTGGATATCCCCCCAGAATTGGAGAGCATCAATCTTGCCGCCGGTCTTCCTCCATTCATCGGGCCGATCCTCAAGACGCTGGCGGGCATGGTCAATGGAAACATTCAGCCAGTCAACCGCCCCGGCTGTATAATCCCTGAGAACAAGGTCAATCGCGTCAGAATCAAACCCCGGAATCTTTTTCATGGCATATAGCGCACTCTTGGTCAGCCTGTGCCGCTGAAAAAAACCCTGGTCGAAGTTCTCTGCATCTGGCAAAGGGTAGATGTCCATAGCGGACACTCTCTCGAATTTCCAGGACAAAACGTCTTTGACTTTAACCGGGCGCTCTGGCTTCCCACCTTCTTGTCCAGGCGCCGGTAATTGGGCATGGGCCGGTCCCTGTCCGGGCGGCCGATGATCCCAGACTATCTTTTTTTTGGACATCTGAATGGGGCCCTTGAGGATTGCGCACTTGAATGTGTTGATGTCATCAAGCAGCAACTGGAGGACCTTGTTGAATCCGGACTCAACAATAATGTCGTCCAGCTTGGTTTCGATCCTGTTTTCAGCCTTGTTGGCTGCTGCCTGCTCGGCTTCCTGAACTTCTCCGGCCAGCTCTTCCATGCGCTCAACCATCATCATGCTGAAGCGCTCCTTGGCCTGCTGGTTTGTCTTGATCAGGCCCTGCTGGATCTCGGCCTCAACCATGGCCCGCATTTCAGTTTGAGCCTCAGCCATAACCTTTTCGACAATCTGTGCTTTTTGGGCAGGGTTTAATTCCGGAACCGGCGTGGTCTTGGTCCCCCATATTTTGTTGTTAGGGTTACCGAAGTATATATCTTTCAACCAGGCAGTAACAGCACTGGCCTTTTCTTCCCCTAACATCATGAAGATGGCGCTGCCACCCTGTTTGTTGATTTCTGCCAGCTTGGCGGCGCTATACACACCTTTCCTGTTTCTGATGTCGGTCAGCATCTCTTGTTCAATTTCGTGCTTGGCTGCCTTGGCGGCATCCCACTTGTCCCGAAGATCATGAACAAGGCCAAGGATAAAGGGCCGGCCCTGCCGCTCCTGGGCCTCTTTTTTGGCCTTAAGCTCTGCATCTTCTTTCGCTCTTAACTGATTGTTGGTGACGACTGGCACCATTCCGAATGCGCTTTGCATAATGTTTCTCCTTGTGTAACTGGGCGGGTAAAAAACTACCTGTTCTCTTTTGCAATCATGTCAAGTTCATACGGCATGATCTTTCTGTGACAATTATCAAAAACCTCTTTTGGGCTCCATGAATGGTATTCTTTGCCGTCTGGCTGCGGATACACAACATGATACCCCGGGTCCAGTTCAGTCCCTGGGGGAGACGGACCGGTTATCACCCCTTTGTATTTTTTCAAAAATTCAAACTTGTTCATGGGTTCTGCTTTGATGATCTTGATGCCAATAAATAAATCACTCATGATATTTCTCCTTTTTATTTTTCCTACCCGCCCTGTTATATTATGTCCAACCAGCTGCCGAAACAGGCTGGACAGTATTCATTACACGTGCCGCTGATTGTGCCAGCTTAAACCTGTGTCCCATGCCCATGGTCTGCAGGGCATCGGCGCAATTACTGTTAATGTCGTGCAGAGGAGTGTCTCTGTATGATTGTAATAATGGGTTCCATTCCTTCCGGTAATTCTCCAGGCGCATAATACCTTTGTCACACCTGGTCTGATCAAACCAGCACAAGGATAAGATTGTCCTGGCTGCATTGATCGAGTCCCTTTTGAATTTTGTCCTTGGAATCTTCCTGAATTTGATCCCAATATTGGCAGCTGATGTCCAGATATCGACACCTGTGCCTATCTCTCTCTTGGCCAGGTCGTGCGGCCCATTATGGGTACCGTATTCATATTTCAGGGTCAGGCGCTTTTCTGCAAGCATATTGGCATAGAATTCAATACCTTCCCCGGAATTTTCGTAATAGTCAATGACGTGGATCTGCCGGCCAATATCTTGTGTGAACCAGATGGCCATGGCGTCACCGATGCCCAGGTCCCACCATGTATCGACAACAACCCCTGAATTGTGAGGGACATTGCATATTCTTCCGTCCATGCGGATTTTGTCAAACTGACTGGCAAAATATGCCCCCAGGATAGCCTGCTCAAATGCTTCTTTGGGAGTGAACGGATGCTCCCGCTTCATCAACTCCCCAAGCTTAGCCTCTTTGGCCACATACCAGTATTTCTGCTCGGGTGTCAGCTTTTCCCCTATCTCCGCCTCCATCCTGGCAAAATACTTGGACATGTGGTCAGTGATCACCCTGGGCGTTGATGAGGCATTGCCCGGGTTTTCGTACCATGGATAGAAATGAAACCGGTAATCAAGCGGGGAGAGCTTGATATTCATGAGTTGGAATTTCTGGGCCTCCTGGCAATAATCATAAAAATAACCCTGCCGGCCCTCTGCCGTCGACTCGATAAACGACAGGCATTGCCTATTTTCTGTATGGATAGCCTCTAGGGCGCCCGATACAATTTCCTCTGCTTTCGCGGGATACTGGGCGCATATTTTCCCAAACTCGCTAATATGGAGGAGGTGGCAGGTACCGGATCGGAAAGACGTGCCGACACTGAGGACAGAAGAATCTGTGTCAGAGTGCTTGAACTCCATCTCGCTTTTTGATTTTGTGATCAGGGGCCTGGCTTCTTTCAACCACTCAGGTAGATTGTTGTAGGGAAAGAGGATCTTCCGGCGGAGGATCTTCCCGGCATCCTCCCTGTTGTGTGCAACGATCCCGGCCTCGATGTTGGGATTAAAAAGGCATTCATCCAGGATATAGATATCAATAAACGTGGTAAATCCGAGCTGCCGGGCCTTGAGGATCAGGTTCATATACCAGAGATTGTTGTAGAAAAGCCACTGGCTGTAATTGGGTTTGAACAGAACCTTATCGCCTTTTGCGTCGATGATATAGTACAGGTTGTTCAGCCGCCACCATTTATCCGAAAGCTTTGCCTCCATGTCGGCGGCATCTTCGAATTCAAGGTGATGCTGCCCGTCTTTCCCCTCTCGATCTAATGCAGGATCGTCGGGGTGCAGAATGCCGGTCCCGGTGACGTCATCTGAAAAATCGACCAAAACACCGGTTTCTTCGTCGATGAAGGGCTGATATAGTTTTCGTTTGTATCCTACCTGCATTTTGGTTATTTGCTCCTGGCTCCGTTAATAGAAAAAACTCTCACCTCTCCGCCTGTCCGGGTGTCTCTTTTTTTTGCCATCTCGACTGCCTTGCCGGCTGGTGCACCCATGTCCATGGCGGTATATGCATAGGGGGAGCCACTTCCCAGCGCATATGGTTTTTCTTTTTCAAGCGGGGCTTTGTAGAATTCGTCACGGGACACGACGCCGCAACTAAAAATATTTCCACCATCAACAACGATAGCACCAGCATCTATTCCTGGTGCGAAGGCTCTCCCGAAATAAGCATTGATCAAATCTTGATATTCTGCGTCTGCGCCTGTAAAGAAAAAATGCACACCGTCAACCTCTGTGTGCTTGTTATAGTCGTTATAGATGATAATGTTGCCCTCTGTCATCCTGGAATCATAGGCAATAAGGCCGTCCTTATAAGCAATAGTTGTCACGTTATTCTCCTTCTAAATTAAAATTTTCCGGGATTTCCCGTACTGGAGCCGGCAGCCCCCTGGTTCTCCCGCCAATTCGCCTTAAAACCTTGCCTATCACCTCTGTTTCTGACGAGCCGGCCTGGTTGTATCCGCCTTTTTTGTAGTCATGGGTGGGGTCTATCCTCAAATATTTTGATAAAAATTCAAGTGCCTTTGTTTTCTGGTGCGCCTTAAACTTAACCATGGCCGTATTCACCTCGGCCTGACCCTCAATTTTCGAGCTTTCTTTCAAGACCTGCAGGGACTCTAAAGCTGAAACCGCTTCTGGTGGCAGCTCATTAATAGGCAGGGGGTTTCCTGTCTCCTGGTCGAATATGTCCTGCAGGTTAAAAAAAGCAATTGACATCCATTCCTCAAGCACCCTGGCGGGCGTTAGAGCCACCTTTTCAATCATGTGGGCTTTGGACTCGTTGATAGCTTGGCACAAGGGTTGGTATGCCTTGGGGCACTTTTCCAGATTTTTCCCAACCCAAAGATACGCTGATTTCAGTGCAGTATTTTTAGAGTATCCAGCTTTGATAGCAGACTGAACAGCATTGAGTGTCTGTAGATAATACACGTAAAATAGCTGCTGCTTGGGCGGCAGGTGAGCCGGGGGTGTAATAGCCTGATTCATCCATTTGCCCTTTCCAGTTTCCTGGCCCGCTCCTGGGCAGGCCGCACAAACGCATCATACAGGCGCCGCCAACCTTCTGCGTCGGTTGGATACTCAACAGAGCTGAACCTCTCGCCACAACCGAGACATTCTCGCTGCCGGAGAATACACGGACCTATCTTTGTGTCTGTGTCGAGCACGCGGTGTTTATGCGACTCCTTGCAATATGGGCACAACATCAGAGACCTCCTATTCCTGGTTTAAATATGTCTTCCCGGGTTAATTCTTTTAATTTTTCCCCACTCAGTCTTATTATGCCTTTTTCCTCGTTTCCCAGCCAGCCTCGACATGCCTCCAGGCTCGGTATGCCATCAGGGCTGCCTCAGCTCTATCGTGCCTGGTAAAAACCCCAACAAACGCAGGGAATAGCCTGCTTGCGGTCAAGATATAGTTCTCTTTCTTGTATCTCTTGCGCTTACTGACCAGACCCGCACGCCAGGTCGACGGCGCATATTCTTCGTGTGGGATATCATTGATATGCAGCAGAGTATCCCACATGGCTGCGTTCCGGATCAGGACATTCAGGCGTTTGGGTTCATCGTTGGGTTGAGGCCAGACTTTTTCGAGAATGGCAAATTTTATATCGAACCGCTCATTGAGGGCGCTTATTTTATCCGCGGCTGTTTCTATGCTCGTATAATCCCAAACAGAGAGGTTTGAGCCGCTCACAAGAGCTATGGCCCCTGTTTGCCCCGGGTCAATACCTATGGTTGCTACGTTTTTTGTTATCATGTCATCCCTTCTGGCCTCTACGATCTTATACAGCTCTTGTTTGTTTGACCGGCCTATGTGCCAGCAATGGCCGTCCCGGCAATAATACGCATCAACGGGTACCCCTTTTTCCACAGACAGAACCCTTGCTGCCGCTATTGCTACCTGCCTGCCAGGGTATTTTTTCTTCCCACAAGCGGGACACTTGGGGGCATTAAGCATTAGTTTCCGGATTTTTGTCATTCCATCCTCCGGGCAATTGAACTGGCTATTTTTTTTACGTTGCTTACTCCGATTTTTCCCAGTCCAATGACCGGCGCCTCTAACATCATCTGGGTTGCTTTTTCCTCTTCAGTGTAGGCTTTATAAAGAAGCATAAAATCTTTTTTCCACCATTGTTCCTGATCTTCTTTCAGCGACAGTGCCCATCTGTACCAGGGCCATCGCTCAGTCATGAGTATTTGTGTTACAGGATCTGAAAATTCAGGCTTCCAGTTCCGGCCCCAACGTCGTAAACAGGCAAGGACATTCGCGGCCTGGATCTCCGCCTTGCTTTCAGTGCTGATTTTTGGCTTTTCCCAACCCTCGATCACGTCGATGAATTCCTTCGTGGTGGGAACCGCCGGAAATGTTTTCTGCCGGTTTTTTATGAGCCATGTTCCGGATGCTGTGATTTGGTTAATAGAATATTCTTCAAGGGCTTTAAATCTCATTTTCATACCCTCTGGAGATATCTTCCCGCCGAAATCCTCTGCAATCCCCCACATAACTTTAGAAAAAATAAGCAAGTTGTTTTTAGTGTTCTTCATAATCTGCCTCCTGCATCATGCTTTCAATAAAATCGTGGCACGCCAGAGCGTTTTGTTCTGACCTCCCATTTATTTTTTTCGGCTTTGAATTTTTTTCAGATTCATATTTATTGGCAATGTTTTGGAATTTTTTTAGGTCGTTTGTTTTACTTCTCCTTCTCAAGGTTGTGAGTGATAATAAGTTTTCTTTCCAAAAAGCGTCTTTAACAGCGAATCTGACCACATCCCGGATATATTTAAAATCGAAACCATCGAGCCGAACAAGATCGAGAACAGTGGTAAAAGAATTCTCAATAAAATTTTTTGTAATGGTCGGTGCAAGGTTTTGTTTTTGGTCATGGATATGGAAAATAAAATCAACAACGAAATTTGTCATGGTGGGAGAGATATATTTATATATCTTCTTGTTCTTCTTGTATTCTTCTTGTTTACTAATAAGGTATGCCCTGCAAAATCCTTTCGTGAACTTTTCGCTATGCCCTTCGTGTGGTTTTTTGGATTGTTTTTCTTTGTGCCCCTCGTAGTTTTTTGGGTCTTGGTATTTCTTATAATTTAAGATAGTTATCCTTAACCCTCGTTTGCCCTTCAGAGCTTCAACTGATATAACTGCTTCAGTGCCCTTCGTTGAGCCCTCCGTTAGCCCCTTCGCAAGGCCTTCGTAAATAACCCTGATTTGCTTAGGGGTTGGGGCTTCTCGACGGTATCCAACATAATATGCCATAGCGTCCTGCATTTCTGAAATCTTGGTATCAAACTGGCCTACTTTAAGGCCTTTATACCCATTTTTTCTGTTAGCTTTCAGGAGCATCCATGTGAATAATTTTACCCATAACGGGGGTTTATCCATAAGGGAGGAGGAGAGAAATTTCCTGGCAAATAAAACATAACCACCTTCTATCTCTTTTGTAGTCATACCCGCCTTTTCCTTATCCTGGCAAATCCCCTTTGTTCAGCAAATATATACAGTACAGTCCTGCAGCAAACAACAGGACACCAATAGTGCAGCCAACAAACTGATATTTGAAGGGGTTTGCATCACATCCCGCCAGAAGCAGCCCACAGATAGCAATTAAACCTGCTATGACAGAACAAAACCCCTTCATACGGTCTGATTTTCTGTATTTCATTTTTATTCTCCTTTAAAAAAAATTATTTACTACCCCCTTTCAGGGCGATCGATCCCCCAACCGATACGCCCTTGTTAAATTAGTTTTTCGCTCTTGCCGATTAATAACCATTCTGCCCTTTCACTGCCGTTGGCCTTGCCGGTTGCAGCTTTCGGTGCCGCGCAGTTATTTATTTAGCTGCATCATTAAGCTGTTTGTGATCTGTGATAGATCCAGAAGCTCCTTGACGCAGCACCTTCTTTCTTTTTCTGTGATAACCCCGTCCTCAAGAGACACCGCTAAAACAGAAATTACCTCCCCCGCCTCTTTGGCAAGTTTGGCAATATTTTTATAGTTGATCTCAGCGCTCTTGGTTGATATATTAAAAATAGAGAAGTTCATACTACCTCCATCTCTACTTGCGCATCTAATGTTTCTAGTTGTGAGAATGCGATCCTCAGCTCTTCCGGACTTGCATTTTTCCACTGGGCGATGGTTTTCCCAGGAAAGAGGTTTGATAGTTTTTGAGCCAAGGGCCACGAAACTTTTCTTTTGCCAGTAAGAACTAAGTTAATAGTTGGTTGTGACACCCTTAAAATCTCTGCAATATGTTTTTGTTTCATCATATTTGTTAATTTATGTTATTAATTGTAATATGTCAAGAAATAAATTACATGCTGTAATAAAAGTTACAAGATAGTGTAATCACATAACAATCATTAACATTGATGATTGTAAATAGGTGTAATATACTTAGAATTATGGAAGATGAATCAAAACTGTTTGTAGCCTGGTTAATTAAGTTGATAAAAATTAACAAAAAAATCACAGGCAAAAAGCTTGCTGAAAAAGTAGGTGTCAGTCAGCCAACAATAACCGGGTATATGTCAGGTAGAACTAAACCAAATTTTGAAATACGGAAAAAAATTCTGAAAGCCACAAATACCGATTACAAAGAAATGATTGAGATAGGCCGCAATGAACTCAGGCCCCAGGTCGTAAAATACGCCGAGCAAAACATAGATAAAATAACCGCACAGGTTGTTGAAAGGCTCAGAAGCCAACAGCCCTCAAATGATCTCGGTATCTACAAAAACAAAAAGAACTCCGGGCACCACAAGCTCGTTGATGATTTCGAGCAGCCAGACCTGGCTTATGAACTCAATTACCTGATTCGTGAAATTGAAAAAAAGAAAAAGTCAAAACTTAAAAGAATTAAAAAATTTCTCCAGGACGAACTATTAGAGTTAGAGCTTGAGGAGGGTGTTGACGGCACTGGGAAATTATCATAAAAATTAAAAACCACCAAGGAGGGGTTAGGCATGGATTCATACCCAGCAGGGCGCGCAATGGAGCAAATGAACGAAGTTCAGAGCTTATGGATTGTTTTCGCAATTATGGCATGTGGTTTAATTATATATAGAGGTTTTAAAAAAAATACCAGCTCCGGGGTCATCAACTCTGCTGTCGTTGGGGGAATTTTATATTTATATATTGCTGTCCCCGGGGCACAGTCTATCATCGCCGCCCTTTTTGCTGTTTTTATTATATTCGGAGCCATTTCCTTTCTCCGAGAAGTATTATAACCTCAAAATTCAATTTTTTTGAAAAAATATTTGACATCCTATATCTAAGTATGGGATCATACCCCTGATCGATCCCCCAACCGATCGCCCCCTAACACGGGGGCAAATATGACAAAATCTGAAAAAGAAACCGATGGCCGTAAAGTCATGCGGTTTCTTTGCGTCTATGCCTCCGCACAAAGGAGGTAAGTCGTGGATCAAAACAAAAAACTGAGAGAGCAGCTCACCCAGGCGCGGAAAGAAGGGCATTTTATTTTTGTGCCGTCTGTCCCGCTCCCCCAGGTCAACGGGTTGTTTATACCTGTCCTGGAAGTTGTACGTCTGCTGCCGTCGGATTTCTATCCAAATCAGGGAAAATTCGGAATTCACCACCATGCGTCCATGAAGCTGGCGGATGCTGCCGGCATCCAGTGGGCCGCCGAAGTGGGCCGCGTTGGCCGCATGGACGATCACAAAAACCCTAATTATTGTTCATTCCGCGTGGTCGGCCGGTACCGGACCGCCGAGGGCCTATGGTCTGAGGTCGTCGGGCACAAACACATTGACCTGGATGCTAAAAGAAGTGCCTGTGAAGAAAAATACAAAAAACAATTTTTCTTTAAAAACCAGGATTTCCAGACAAACAAAGGGAAAAAGCCCTGGCCGAACAACGAACAGGACTACATCCGGCAATATACAGATCGTGATATCAACCAGATCAGAGAAACCATGGACGAGCGGTGTGAAAGCGGAGCTCAATCAAGGGTAATTAGGAATATTCTCCATCTGCCGGTATCTTTTCATGCCCACGGAAACAATAAAAACAACCACGACGGGATCGCCAAAGACTTTTATATCGTCCGGTATATCCTGGACCCTGCAAACCCGCAGGTCCAGGCAGCACAACTGGCCAGTTTCCAGCAGGCGATAACCGGTGTATACGGCGTTGCCCCTGGTATAATTGAAGGCCCTCCGATGCCAGCCGCCATCCCTGCTAAAGACGTCACTCCGGAAAACCTTCCTCCGGCCGCAGAAGGGGCTATGCCAGAATCGGCAATTGTTGATTTTGAAAACATCCCCGTTGAAGAGCAGGTGCGCACAATCATGACAGTAATTGAAAAAACCGGGTACCGGCTGCACGAGCAGGATATGAAAGGTCAGCCTGGCCTGGAATTCTGGAACCAAGAGCACCGGACAGAGTATTATAAACACATTATGAAAGGACTTAAGAAATGAAAATTTTACATTTTGCGGACGTTCATTATGATGAAAAAAACCATGCAGAAATAAAAAAATGCATGGACTATATGATCGGCCGAGCAAAAGAGGAAGAGATAGACGCTATTCTCTGCAGCGGGGACGTCACAAATTCGCAGTACCTTGTGGCAGACACCAAGTCTGCTAAAACCATCCTGGCGCAGTTCAGAATAATGTCTGATATTGCTCCGGTTGCTGTAGTGGTCGGGACTTATTCACACGATGGCATGACTCCTGAATTGTTAAAACATGCTTCAGGCAAATATCCAATCCATGTCAGCACGAAACCGGAACAACTATTGTTATATGCCCGGCCTGTCAGTGGCTGCCTGGCCTGGGCCACATCTCCGCCACGCAAAGAGAGCGAAGTCGTCAGGCTCATTGTCTCTCAGGTCCCGGCGCCTACAAAAGAATTCTGGAAGAACAGACAGGGTGCAGAAACCGACAATATGAATATCGCACAAGCCATGGGCGCCATCTTTGCAGACTTTTCAGTGAAAGCGGCAAGGTATCCGGACACGCCACATATCCTTAACGGGCACTTTTCAATGAAAGGATCTAAAATTTCCGAGACTCAACTTCTCCCGGGCGGGGATATTGCTATTGATAAGGAGACCTTGGTCATGGCCCGTGCGGATCTATATTGCCTTGGCCATATCCATATGAGGCAGGAGTACGTCCTCCCCGGTGCCCGTGGCCTTGCCTATCATTCCGGATCTATTTTCCGCAAAACCTTCGGAGAAAGAAAAGAGGATAAGGGGTTTTATATTCACACGGCCATACATGCCGATTTCAATGATGCGGAATTTATTAAGACCCCGACGCGGGAAATGGCACAGATTGATTATGACCTCATCAAGGAGCCATGGCACCTTGATAATTCGGATATGGATTTTGCAGAAATCGTTTTTTCCGTAATGAAACCACACGCAGAAATAGGGTCATGGATTAAGGTCAAGATAACGGCCTGGATGGATGACATAAGGATGATCAATCAGTCAAAAATCAAACGCCTCTTGCTGGAGGCAGGCGCCTCAAATGTTACTCTTGAGGTTGACAGAGTCCGGCGCGAGAACAGCAGGGAAGAAAAAATAATCAGAGCAAAAACCCTGGTCGAAAAAGTCAAGGCCCTGGCGGATCACAGATCCCAGCCTGCGCCGGAGGGAGTATTTGAAATGCTTGAAAAGGTTGAAGCCTTGAGCACTGAGGACCTGGTCAAGTATGGGCTGGGCCGGCTGGAGCTGTTAGAGACAGAGCCCCAAGCGGAAATTATAAAGATGGAAGAAAGGGAGGTGCTGAATGGCGCAGCTTAAAGGATGGTTCAAGGCAAAAGGGAGCTATGGCCTATATTACGGCCTGGGCGTGGATGAAGTGGCAGTTAATTTTGAAGATATATCCGGCCTGGTCACGCTGGCCGGGGAGAATGGCCGGGGGAAAACAACATTCATGGAAATGCTTTCTCCGTTCGATGTTTTCCCAAGCAGGCAGATGAAGGACCCGAAACGCTACAACCTGAAAAAACAGTTCAGGCTACGGGATTCTTATAAAGAGGTCTGTTACATCCACCAGGGCAGAGAATACCTTTTTCGAGTTGAGATCCCGGCCGGTACCACTATGTCACCGGAGGGTTATATCTGGCGCGACGGGGAGCCATTGGTTAAAGGTAAGATCAGTCAGTATCGTAAGAAAGTTGTAGAGCTCTTCGGATCCGAAAAGCTTTTCTATTCTTCCATGTTTTCCTGCCAGGGCGGCAAGAAACTGACAGACCTGCCCACCGGAGAATTCAAGGGCCTTTTAATAGAACTATTGGGGCTGAAAAGGTATGTAGAATACTGGCACAGCGTGGGCAAGGTTATCACCGAATGCGAAAGATCCCTGGCCAGGTGTCAGAGTGACCTGGAGGGGTTTGAAAACAAGACTGTTGAGATTGATGAAAACAATCGCCGCCTTGATGGCCATAAGCGACAATTGGAGACATACAAAGAAGATATCTCCGGGGCCGAATTGATACTCACGGGCACAGTATCTGATATTGAGAAGCTGTCCAAACAAGCCGTCGAGGCCGCCAAAAAAGAAGCAACTGTGGCGGAAAAGAAAAAGCAACTGGCCGCGCTTGAAGAAACTATGGCTGAAGCACGGGAGGTATGCGAAAGGGCAGCTAAGAGTTATGTAGCATGGCAGGACGCCCAAAGGAATCGCCTATCTCCATTCCAGGCCATAGTGGCTCAGGAAAAGCAGATTTTGACAGCAACCGAAGGGATCGAGCAAATCCGGAAAGAAGAAAAGATCTGGCAGTCTCGGCTGAATGCTCTGTCTGAGCAAGGTACTAATATCCGGGACTCCATAGATGCGATTAACACCCAGATATCGGACCACCAGGCACAGGTCCGGGCTTGGGACTCAGACAGCCAGATGTCAGAACTTACAGATAAAATATCACAGATAAAGACGGATATAGAATCCGGGACCGCGTATGCATCCCAGGTGCAGGCGCTGATCGAGTCCATGGCATTCGATGCAGTGGCGGCAAGCATAGAAAAAGAGCTGGCAGCATATGCCAAGGCTGAGGATTTGATTTCTCGGCGCCCACCAGACTGCATTGATGATACTTGTTCTTTCATCAAGAACGCCCTGGAGCAAATCAAAGAGAAGCCGGCAAAAGAAAAAGAGCTGGCGGACCGCAGGGCCGAGAATGCCAGGGCGCTCAATGCGGAAAAAGAGCGTCTGGCTAAAATAGAGACGGATATCACCAGGCTCAAGGATGAATTGTCAAAAACAAAGACGGCGCTGGAAGAAAGAGCCAGGATCGTAGGCAGCCGGGCAGGGGTAATCTCTGCAGCCATTAAAACCCTGGAAAAAAAACGGGACGAAAAAAGTATTACCCGGGAAAAATTGCTGGCACAATATGCAGAGGTCAAAGGGTATATAGACGGCGTCCCTGACCGGATTGAAGAGCTGCAGGCACTGGCAGGGAAAAAGGCGGACCTGGACATGGCCAAACAAGAGCTGACCCATGCCGCCGTTGCAGCGAAAGAAAAACAGGCAGAGCAGGACAAGACTCTTGAGGCGTATACAAATCAGAGCGTAGAGCTCCAGGCGCTGTTCACGAGGCTGGAAAATGATGTCATTGCGCTATCCCTGAATATCTCCTCTGCGGACATTGCAAGAAAACAGCAACAAGCGCGTAGCGTCAGCGCTCAACAGGAAAAAGAAATTGAAAGGCTCAAAGGCCTGGTGTCTGAGACAGAAAAAGCCATTGCCGTCTGTGAAGAAAAAGCCAAAGGGTCTTTGAATGATGCTGCCGAGATAGACAGGCTACGGAAACTGGAAAAGCACATCCGAAAGGAAATCAGCCGGTGGGCATATATCAGGGGGGCTGTGTCAAAATCAGGCTTGCAGGCCCTTGAAATTGCAGCAGCCGCCCCTCTATTGACCGGGCTTGCAAACGATCTTCTGACAGAGGCATATGGCGGAGAATTCTTTGTTGACCTGGTCACCCAGGACCCGGAAACAGGCGCAGAGATCCTTGATATTATGATCAGCCGCGGGGATGGGCAAAGCTTCCCTCTTGCAGATTACTCAGGCGGCGAGAGCGTGTGGATACTACAGGCTTTCAAGGCAGCACAGATCCTTGTCAATGCTGAAAAATCGGGTGTCCATTTTCAGACCTGTTTTGCGGACGAGGAATCAGGGGCATTGGACAAGGACAAGGCTGAGCGGTTCATTAAGATGTACCGGGCGCTCATGGCCAAGGGCGATTTTGAAAAACTCTTCTTTATCTCACACATCCCTGACTGCCAGGCCATGGCTGATCATGCCTTGATCTTTCAGCACGGCGGGATTGTTTCTGAATCCAATATAGCTGCGTGATTGATGGATACTCAGAAAAGAAGTGATAAGGCAAATTTGAAATCAATTCCGGATGCAGTGGACAAATACGTTTCACTGCTTCCGCTCCCTGATTTTAAGACTGAAAAAGGCGGCAAAATTGCGCTTTCATTAATCACAGACATAAAGAGTGCTATTTACGAGGCTGAAAACCAATTAGCGGGAAAGGAAAGAAAGCAAAATGATCGACTCTATAAGAATACTGGCCATGGGTAAAGAGGGAAACGACTATTACCTGGATGATAAAGCCTTGAATTTTGAGGAATTTGTATCATGAAAGCACACCAACAAATAATTGGAAAAAACGATGAGTGGTTGACCCCACGCTGGATCTTGGATGCGCTCGGGGGGTTCGATCTTGACCCGTGCGCTCCGGTTTCCCGTCCGTGGGATACAGCGAAGCATTATTACACTGAACTCGACGACGGCCTTCATAAAGAATGGTTTGGCCGTGTGTGGTGCAATCCACCATTTCACCGTTACCACCGCCCTATGTGGATGCGGAAAATGGCAGAACACGGAAACGGGATAATGCTTCTCCCTGCTGCTGGAGAAACAAAAGCTTTCGCTGATTACGTCTGGGGAAAATGCAATGGGATCTTGTTTTTGAATCGCCGACCGCATTTTTGTTATGTAGACGGTACTGAGGCAAGTGCGAATAGTGGGTGTACGATATGTCTGATCGCATACGGGGAATATAATTTTGAGGTGCTGAAACAGAGCGGATTAGGGTTTGCTCTTGTTGAGGTGTAACAGTCTTAATATGTGGGAAAGACATGCCGACACTATTTGATTTTATTGAAACAAAAAAGGAGAAATTAAGCGCATGAAACCAATAAAAGTATATGTAGCAGGAGACTACAGCGCCGACAATATAATCGAAGGGCTACAGAATATAGGTAAAGGCAGAAAAGTTTGCGCCAAACTATTTTACCTCGGATTCGCGCCTTTTTGCCCGTGGCATGATGCGTCATACGCCATGGACAATCCAGACACCCCGCTTGAGAAAGAGGCGTTTTACAACGCTTCTATGGTTTGGCTCGAAGTCTCAGACTGCGTATATGTCATATCAGGCAAAGGCAAGGGCGGCGGGGTAGACGCTGAAATAAAACGAGCTAAAGAGATTGGTCTCCCTGTTTTTTACAATTATGAAGCATTAGAAAGGTGGCGATATGAAAAGGTCAATGGAAAGAAATAGACTACGCCACCTATCTGAACTTGCATTAATCCGTGCCATCCCGGACCTAACAATCGGGGATCTAAAACCAATGGAGTTCATGCCCTACCGGGGGAGGTTGAGCTTCTTTAACGTACAGGGGGTTAAAATATAATGACGGAACAAATCTTATACGACAGCGATCAGGCTGCGACATATCGGACAGGGATAGAAGGCTGGGTATGCTCTAAGGGATATTACCACGGGAACAGCAAATCCTCTGAACATCTGGCTAGGTGGTCAGGGTCTACGCATGTTAAATGCGAGTGTGGAGCTATTTGCAGTAAGCACTATACGCTCTGCAGAAAATGCCGGGAAAAAAAAGAAGATGAAAAATTCAATTCCATGGAAAAAGCTCCATGGGATGGGGAAAGCCCGGTTTGTATATACGGCACCGACACTTATTTTTTCAACGGGATAGATGAGATCGAAGTGTATTGCGATGATTATGGGGTCAAAAAAGAAAACCTGCAGCTTTGCCATTGCTGCCCGATCGAGCTTCCTGAGTTTGATGTCAATGATCATTTTTGTGATGTGATGGCAGAAGACAGTGATTATATCCCGCAAGACATAATTGACGCGGCAGAGGATCTTAATGAAGCCATCAGGGCCGCTGCGCCTCTTTCGTGGCGGCAAGGCTCCAAGGCTGTTAAATGGGGCGGCAAATGCTGAATAAACAAGGCCCAGGGAAATTCGTCTCATTTGAGCCTTTAATTGAATCACCAATGATCAGCTTTAACCTTTTTTCTGAATTGGATTGGATCATAATTGGTGCGGACTCAAGCAGGGGTGCGAAGAAGCCGCCTAAACAATGGGCTGACTTTCTGATTAAGACTGCAAGGGACCTCAGTATCCCAGTCTGGGTAAAAGACAATTACGGGTATCCGGAAGTGATCAAGGAGTTCCCGAAATGAAGGAAATAAACCTTAGGATAGTGGATCTGTTCTGTGGCGCTGGGGGCACCAGCACTGGGCTGATCCAGGCGGCCGGTGCAGCCGGAAAAAAAGTCCGGCTTACTGCAATAGATCACTGGCCCAGGGCAATAGAAACGCATGCAAAGAATCACCCTGGTGCTGTCCATCTATGCGAAAACCTGGACAATATCAATCCTCGGAAATTATTCCCAGGCGGCCGGCTGCATCTGCTCATGGCCTCTCCGGAGTGCACTCATCACAGCAATGCCCGTGGTGGACGTCCCTGCTCTGATCAGTCCAGATCATCAGCATGGCATATCATCAGGTGGGCGGAGGTCCTGTATATTGACAACATGCTGATAGAAAATGTTCCGGAGTTTCAAACTTGGGGGCCTTTGGGTGTGAATGGCAAGCCCCTGAAATCAAAAAAAGGGGAAACTTTCAAGGCTTTCAAAATCGCCTTGCAGTCTCTTGGATACAGGGTTGATCACCGGGTATTGAACTCTGCCGACTATGGGGACCCCACTTGCCGGAAAAGATTTTTTCTTATCGCACGGCGTGGAAATAAAAAAATCCGCTGGCCGGAAATCACCCACACCGAAGCTGGCGGCCGTAATCTTTTCGGGGAAACAAAACCGTGGGTGCCGGCCAGAAGTATTATAGACTGGTCCATCCAGGGTCAGTCAATTTTCAACCGGGAAAAACCGCTTGCAGAAAAAACGGTGGCCAGGATTGAATATGGGTTAAAAAAGTTTTGTGGTGCAGATTTCATCACGATAATGAGGGGGGAAAGCATGTCAAGAGAGATTACAAAACCTATTCCAACACTGACGACCCAGCAGAATATGTATTTATGCCAGCCCTTTTTGGCCAGGTTCCATGGTGGCAAAGGACCAGAAAAAAGGGTTCATGATATAGATGCCCCACTGCCGGTTGTGGATACAAGCAACCGGTATGGGCTAATTGAATATGGGCTAATTGAACCTGAACCATTCATAATCAAATATTTTGGAACCGGGCAGGCCCAGGCCATTGACAAGCCTCTGGGTACAATTACAACAAAGGATCGGTTTGGCCTGGTTGAAGTGTTCCGGAGAACCCCGGGCTTGGATATTCGTTTGCGGATGCTCCAGCCTCATGAGCTGGCAGCGGCCCAATCTTTTCCAGATGATTATCAGTTTGCGGGCAATAAAGGGGAAGTCGTGAAGCAGGTCGGTAATGCAGTACCGGTTAAGACAGCCAGGGCGCTGTGCAGGGAGTTGATCCAATGAAATTCACACACTCAGACCTGGTCAAAATTGCCAAAAAATGGCTTTTGAGAAGATGCGGGTTCGCTTTTACGGAGCTTGCAACATTAGCAATGGAAATACCAGATGCTATTGGTTTCAGGCATGAGGCCTCTATACTTGTTGAATGCAAAACCTCCAAGGCTGATTTTCTTGCAGACCGCAAAAAGATGTTCCGGGAAAACCCTTGGCTTGGTGTTGGGAAGTATAGGTATTACCTCTGCCCAAAAGGCGTGATCAAGCCGGAAGATTTGCCAGACAGATGGGGCCTTCTTTATGTCAGCCCCAAGGGTAGGGTTTACAAAAAAGTAGGGCCAGATGGCAATGTATGGTCATCTGACCAAGAATTCATGTTTCAGGAGAGGAATATTAAAAACGAAACGGCGCTTATGTATTCGGCATTGAGGAGACTACACCTACAAGGTGTAATGCCATTGATTTATGACTCCCCGTGGAAGAAGCAGAGCCGAAATGGAAGATAGAGGATGTGTTGTGATTACTAAAGACGCAAAAGGCAATATTCCAGCCGAACTGACACCGTTTGAAAAAAAATGGCATGAAAGAGTTCAATCCGGCGAGCTGAACAAAAGGTATGATGCCCTGCGCCGGAGGCAGGCTCTCCCTTTGAAAGAAAAGGTTGAACTGTCTCTGGAGCGGATTAGAGAATGGCACCAAGCCTTTGACGGCAATGTTGCCGTCAGTTTCAGCGGAGGCAAAGACAGTGCTGTATTGCTCCACCTGGTCAGGAAAATATATCCAAAGACGCCTGCTGTTTTTTGTAATACCGGCCTGGAGTACCCGGAGATCCTTTCTCTTGTCAAGAAAACTGATAATGTTACAACGCTTCGTCCACGGATACCTTTTCATCATATCATCCGTGACTATGGCTGGCCGGTAATCAGTAAGAAGACGGCACGGGGTATCAATGTCCTGAGAAACCCGACACCAAACAACAAAAATATATGGCGGCTGTATGATCAGGGTATTAACCGTTTTGGGCAAAAAACAAATGGATTTAAGGTTGCACAGCGATGGCGTTTTTTGATCGATGCACCTTTTAAAATTTCTGACCGGTGCTGTCAGATAATGAAAAAAATGGCAGCTGACTCTAAAACCAGGGAAAAAGTTTATTTGCAGTCTGGATGCAATGCATTTGATGCGAAACATCCCAGATCCACCCCGTTGGGCTTTTGGACAGAACAGGACATCCTTCAGGCGATAGTTGAATACGACATTCCGTATGCAAAAGTTTACGGAAATATTCATCAAGATAATTCCACAGGCAAATTGTTTTTTGATGGCGTGCACTCCACCGGTTGTGTTTTTTGTTGTTTTGGGATGCATATGGAATCAGCACCAAACAGGTTTCAAATGCTAAGAGAAACCCACCCCAAATTATTTAGATTCTGTATGAAAAAATTGGGTCTGAAAAATATCCTGGATTACATCCGGGAAAATTGCCCGGACCGGAAGGTTGCCATGAAGTTCAAGTACGAACCATATCAACCACAAATTCAGATGGAAATGTTTTAATGGATTAAACCTTGACTGGACATATGACACAGATTGTTGACATCAAAGGGCTTGCTGAAGTATTGTTATGCTCGGAAAGTATCTTGCTGAAAACCTGGAGGCAGTATCCTCATTTCTATATTGGCTATGGGTGCACTGCCAAGGGCGCGAGGTTTGATGTTGACGATGTAATTTGTTTTTTAAAAAATAGGGATTATGCCAACACAGGACAAAAAAAGAAAAACATGGACAGGCCGGGTAAGATTATCCGGATTCCCCATAACAACAAAAAGAGGTTTTCTGACCAAGACTGCAGCCACAGAGTGGGAAAGAAAAACAAAACTAAAGTTGACCAACCCGCAGGAGATCCCTTTAACCTTCTCTCGGGCATCAACTGACTACCTTCTTTATTGCCAGAAGCGGCAACAAAAAAATACATACCGGCAAAAAACATTTATTATCAAATCATTGATTCAATTCTGGGGAGAGGATAAGCCTTTTTCTGAAATCAAACCATTGGATATAGAAAAATATTTAGACAGCCGGTTTGCTGCAGTATCGGGGAAAGCAGCCAATAGAGATTTGAGAGAAATCAGCACTCTTTTCAACTGGCTGATTAAAAAAAAATATATCACTGAAAACCCTGCAACAGCAATTGAAAAATACAAAGAAGAGCCTTTCACGAAATATGTTCCTCCACAAGAGGACGTTAATAAAGTGATGCTTGCAGCGAATGAAAAAGAATATGCTATCCTGCAGTGCATTTATCATACAGGGGCCAGGGCAATTGAAATCAGGCGTTTAGGGTGGGAAGATATTAATTTCCGGGACAGAACAATAAAACTATGGACCCGAAAAAGGAGGGGCGGGGCATTAGAGTCTGACAAGCTGTTTATCAATAATGTTTTATTTGAGATCCTCGATGCCTTATATAAAAATCGGAACAAGCATTCGCCTTTTGTCTTTCCCAATAAGACTGGTGGAAGGCTTTCGAAATATACAATGGATAATATAATGCCGAAACTTTGCCAAAGAGCAGGAGTCAAACCCTTTGGTTTTAACGCTATCCGGCATCATGTGGCATCACTAATGGTAGCAGGGCAAGAGTTATCATTGTCAGATGTCCAAAAGCAGATGAGGCACAAGAGGACAACGACAACAGACAACTATATAAAAAGTTTCCAGGGCGCCGAAGCTAAGGCAGCAAACTTTATCGAAAAAACTCAAAACATAATCCCGCTGAAACAACCTCATAATAAAAAAAATGGTAGCATAGATGGTAGCACGGAATAAAAAGGAGAGACCCGCTCAATGCGACAACTCTCTCCCAAGATCGTTATTTGTGGCGGAGAAAGAGAGATTCGAACTCTCGATGGACTATAACACCCATACTCGCTTAGCAGGCGAGCAGACACATTTTTAACTTTTCTGCAATATCAACAAAAACCCAAGAGGCAAGCATCTTTTAAAATCTCTACTATCACTAAGTACCCCTAAACGGCACTAAAAATAAAAAAAATGGTAGCATAGATGGTAGCATAAAGGCTTGACCAATCTATTTATATTGTGTAAGATATACGCATGAAAACAAGAAGAAATATGCTGATCCCTGACAGACTATGGGAGACACTAAAAAAAGAGGCTAAAAAACTTGGGATTTCTGTAACCGCTTTGGTTATTAGAATATTGGATAGGTATTTTGAGAAGGTATAAAAAGGCGAACTAACCGGCTGCAGCATCGACAAAACAAACGATGCGTCCGGGAGCATAGGAATGAAACTCAGAAAACATCAATCAGAAATGAACCAGGTGATCGACGGCATTATCTCCGGATCACCCAGGTTCAAAGATATTAGAAAAATTATTCTTTCAGTTGTGGCCGGCGGTGGTAAAGGGTCTGTCCCTGTCAATGCAGGAAAATTGCTCAAGGCCGGTTTGGCAGATTCAATCTGCTGTATTGTTCCCAGGCAGTCGCTACAGCAGCAATGCGAAGAAGTGTTTATGGATGACTTCTTTAAAAAGCTGTTCAAGGTCAATCTGTCCATCCGGGCAAGCACAAATGACAGGAACCCGTGCCGGGGTATGCATGGTTTCGTAACCACTTACCAAGCATTGGGCCATGATAAGCACGGATATGCGGTTGATGCGATCAAAAGCCGCCGGTATATCGTTATTCTGGATGAATTCCATCACGTCGAAAAGGACAGCCCCTGGCATGAGGCCGTAAACAAAATTATTGATGCAGCACAATATGTAATCATGATGTCCGGGACCCTTTCCAGGGCAAATAAAAAACAGATTGCCTGCATGAAATATAAAAACGGGTATGTGGAACTTACCGGGGACAATAAAACTCATGTGATCCGATATTCCAGGACAGATGCTATTCAAGAACAGGCAATCCTGCCGATCTCGTTCCATTTGCATGACGGCGAATTCGAGTGGCAGGAATTCACTGGGGCAAGAAAACAGGTATCCAGCTTTGCCCAGGTGCAACCAAAGGACAGATCCAGCGCCTTATATACTGCGCTGCAGACTGACTTCGCAGAGCAGTTAATGGATGCCACGCTGGTGCACTGGCTGAAGTATAAACAAAAAAAGCCCAGGGCAAAAGCCCTGTTTGTCACTGCAAGGATTGAGGATGCCCGGCGGTGTATGGCATATCTGGAAAACATGGGGGTCCCTTCTTTGCTTGCTACCAGTCACGATTCAAAAGCCTGCATTGAAAACATTAACCGTTTCAAGGGCCGTGCCCCAGTGCTTGTGACGATCGCTGTGGCATATGAGGGCCTGGACGTGCCGCCTGTATCCCATGTCTGTGTTCTGACCCGGATCAGATCGGCGGAATGGATGGAGCAATGCGTAAGCCGTGCGACCCGGGTTGATAAAGAAAGTGGTCAATACCGGTCCCAGATGGCGCATATTTTTGCGCCAAAAGATCCTGCGTTTCTGGAGTTTGTAGCAGTCATTGAAAAAGAGCAGGTAACAAGAGCAATACCTGTGGCACAGAAAGAAGAACAACTCCCCTTGTTCGGCTTAGGACTGGAGTGCTCCGAGGGCGGAAGTAGCCAGGGGCCATGCATCCCTCTTAAATCGCAAATTTTGGAGCTTAGCGAGAGGGTGATAGGCAGGGTCCGCTTCCAAAAAGAAGAACGGGAACTGACCCCAAAGCAGGAAGAATGGTCTCTCAGGCGGAAGATAGACAGGCACCTGAAGAGGTATGCCATGGAGCAAGGGTATGAATATCCTTTTATAATGCGGGACGCTCGGAAGATATTTGACGGGAAGCCCCGCGATCAATTGACTTTGGCAGAGTTGCGGATTTTTTGGAACAGGGTCAAGCAGACATACCCGTTTAAAAATGCCGGGCAATTTATCCCGCCGTCGAGCTGCCCGCCTGTATTTGCCGGTAGGAGCAGGGGTGCGCAGTTTGCGCTTAGCAGGGAAAGTTTTTTTTAAACTAACCGCATAACTACCGGGGAGAAATGCAAACAAGTTAGTTTGGGAAAACTGGTCTGGCGAAGATTTAGAGGATTGGGCTAAAGAAAATGGCTATTCGGATGAACTTTTAGAAGCAACCAAAATATAACAAGCCGTTACAGCGGAGCGCAAAAAGCCGTGCCCGCTGAACTAAATCGTTCTGTGTAAAAATAGAAACAAAATCTTACAATTGAGGAAAAGTTAAAGATGCAAGATTTAATGACAATAAAAGATGCAAGTGTTTGGGCATCCAAATATATAGGCAAAAATGTTACTCCATCAAATATATCGTATTTAATTCAATACGGAAGAATACCTAAAAACGGAAACAATGGAAATGCTTTTGTCAATAGGTATGATTTAGAAGAATATTACAATTCACATTATGAGACAAAAGAAGACCGATGGAAAAAACAGTTGGGGAATGATTTAAACTGGAATTTGTCCTTTTCTGAATATAAAGAATCTGAAACAACAAAACATGTTCATAGATTGCATTCATATAAAGGAAAATTTATTCCGCAGCTCGTTGAATACTTTTTGGATCAGCATACTGATGATTTTAAAAATAAATCATTTTTTAATGCAGGTGATATTATTTTAGACCCTTTTTGTGGCAGTGGAACAACTCTTGTGCAGGCAAGTGAATTAAATTTACATTCGATTGGAATTGATGTTTCTGCATTTAATGCCTTTATAAGTAATGTTAAAGTTGGGAAATATGACATTAATGATGTCAAAAACACAGCTGATATAATTACGCAAAGCCTAAAAAGTTTTCAGAAAGAAAAAAACAATGTGAATTTTGAGAATAGATTATTAAATGAATTGAAAATATTTAATAGCAATTTTTTTCCATCACCAGAGTTTAAGTATAAAGTCAGACAAAAAAAAATAAATGAAAAATTATATGGCAAGCAAAAATCCGATGAATTTTTACAAATATACCATAAGCTTATAGATAATTACAAAATTTCATTGAAACAGAAAAAAAATGATTCATTTCTGGACAAATGGTTTCTGCAAGTTGTTAGAAATGAAATTGATTTTGTCTTTAAACAAATAGAATCCATTAAAAACCTGGAAACCAAAAAAATTCTTGCTTTAGTTTTGAGTCGTACTGTCCGTTCGTGCCGTGCAACAACTCATGCTGACTTGGCAACACTAAAAGAGCCTGTAACCACAACGTATTATTGTAAAAAACACGGCAAGATATGTAAGCCATTATTTTCAATATTAAGCTGGTGGCAAAGATATGCACAAGATACAATTAAACGAATTATTCAATTTAATAAACTTAGGACAGATACCTTTCAAAAATGTTTACAGGGAGATAGTAGAACAATTAATATAATACAAGAGTTAGAGGAGAAATATCCTAAATTTGGCAAATTAATTAAAGACAACAAGATAGATGGAATCTTTTCAAGTCCGCCATATGTTGGTTTAATAAACTATCATGAACAACATGCTTATGCTTATGACTTGTTTGGTTTTGAATGGAATGATAAATTGGAGATTGGCCCTTTATGCAAAGGTCAAGGATTAGAAGCACGAAAGTCTTATGTTAAAGGTATTTCTGATGTTTTGAATAACTGTAAGCAATTTTTGAAACAAGATTATGACGTGTTTTTGGTAGCCAATGATAAATATGGTCTATACCCACAAATTGCTGAACTGTCTAACATGAAAATTGTTAATGAATATAAAAGACCAGTTTTAAACAGAGTAGAGAAGGATAGAGCAGCATATTCCGAAATAATTTTTCATTTGAAGGGAGAAATGAAATGATCAGAATAATAATCAATATGTTTCTTTTCGGCATTGTATTTTTAATTTTAGGCAGCACAGGAACAACTTATGAAACATGGGAGTTCTGGGGTATATTAGCCGGAATGGTTGGGGTACAGATAAATAATGCTATTTAATATAAAAGGAGACAAACAAATGAAATGGTACCAACGGCGGGTGAATGAATTCAACGACCTTTTTAATTATCACTATACCGAACCGATATCGGCTCGGCTCCATAAAAAATTTTATACGTGCTCATGGTGTGGAGACCTTATCCCTGATGACGAAGTTGGCTCTCCAAATATTGACCGTGACAACGAATTTATGTGTGACGAATGTTATAACGATGAATATAGATTTATTTGTCCTATATGTGAGGATTTTGATGAAGAAGAAGAATGCGACGACATAGGATCGATCATAATTTTAACAGATCAGGAAGTTGACGTAATTCCAGGAGCTTATGAGATTATTAAATTTCCTTATGTGCGATGGGGGGAGCCTGCCATGGAAAATCTCAAAAAAATTGGTAATTATAAATCAGAAAAATTCCCTTATGATGATTGCTGGAACGGTATAGTTAAAATTTGCCGAACCTGTCAGGAGGAAATAGTTAAAGAGTTCCGGAAACGACGCCAAAAGCAGGCTTCATAACGCAATTCTTATATTTCAGCGGCAGAATGCAAATAGTTTTTTTGTGGTTTAATCCTTTGTTATAAATCAGGAGAAACAAATGAAATATTGCGACGAAGAATGTAATCAATGTCCTATCGTAAATCATCCAAATAATAGAATGATTACGAGAATAATGAACGAAGCTTACGAAAAATTTGGTGATGAATTTTATAAAATCGTTGAAAGTAATTGCCCAAATTTAACTTGTTGTTTTGATTGCAGGATTGATGACTTTTGTCATATCGAGGGATGCGAAATAGTCAAAGGTTTATAACTACCACTGGAGGAGCCGACTCGCTTCGCTTGCGGCTCAGTTCTGTACGTTATTTTTACAGACAAAAAGCATGATACAAAAAAGAAAAACGCCAGGCCCATGGGATCGGGCCTGGCGTTCAGGGATAAAAGAAACGCTATGTGGCAACAACTACCTGCTCATTCACGTCCACACACCAAAGAGCGCATTCAACCTTGCCCGCCGTAAACAGGGAAAAGTCAGTGGGTTCGGTAATGGTCAGCCGAACCGTTGCTTCCGCGTCGATACCGACCGCAGGTGCAGCACCAGGGGTGGCGTTGATCTTGTCCAGGACCGTGATGTCCTTGCCACCAACAAATGCATCAGGGTCTGCACTGACACCAAGTTCTGCTGTGGCAGAAACCCCACCCGCAAATGCAATGATGGTTTTGATTTTTCCGGCTAAGGGCAAAAACCCTGCAGGAAGTTTGGTTGTAAAGTCATAAGTGCCGGCAACGCCGCCACCGTCTGTCATGTCAGTTATGGACACTTTGCCAAGATACAGTTTTTTCAAATTGCGAAAATTCATAACACCCTCCAAGTTTAAAATTAATTATTTTTTTGCATTCATCTTTTGGACTATTGGGGCGATCAGCCACCGCAACCCAAAAACAGAAGATACGATTCCTAAAAGCATAACAACATACCACATTGGAAACTTTTCCAGGGCAGCAACAGCATCAATTATCCTGTCCTGGTATTTCCCGGGGATAAATGGAGAAATAAAGATAATTAAAACAGGAAAAAATAACAGCAGCATTAAAGCTTCATCTTTCCAGGAAAATTTTGCTTGCTCTTGCGCTCTGGCATCCCAATCAGCCTCAATAGCCTGGCCCTGTTTTGCCATTTCGACAAGAGCCTCTGCCTTTTTAACAGTGGCGGTGGCATAAAGTTTTTCAACTTCTGTTGCGGCTTGCGCTTTGATTGTCTTTCTTTTCTGCCATTCGACAAGCGGCTCCTTTATAATACCGAAGGCTCCGCCAATTGTTTCTTTTATTGCTGTTGCCCACGGCCACATCATGCCGCCCCCCTTACCATTTGTATTAATTCCTTCGCTCTTTTAGGAACCTGTTTATACCACTGCGAATCTTTCATCTGTATAGCAGCTTCCCTATAATCTTCAAGCCGAAAAGCCTGTAACATTTTTTTAAATCTTTTTAGCCCAGTGTGCCCGAGCTGGAATCTCATGTTGATTAAAACTGATTGAATATTATCAGGGAAGCTTAGGAACTGTTTAGGAAAGAAAAACAACTCAAGGTCTGTGACACAGGCCCTTATATCATTATTAAAAAGATAAAGAGCTTCTTCTGAAGAGATCCCTTTGTCTTCAAGATTGCGACCAACCCCGATTGTGGTCTTCCCTGCTGTGCATTTATAAGGCTTCAATGCGCAGCCTTCGTGTTCGATTAATAATTTCTGTACGTTTGGAAGATTCATTTATCACTTTTCCTTCGTTGCATCATATTTTGTTTAATCT